AAGGACGTGATCTTCGCACTCTGATTGAGTGCTCGGCCCACGTTCTCCTGGTACGTCTTCATGAGAACCGTGAAGGCGTCCTGTCCTGGCACCCAGCTCATATTCACGCGCTCGTCGATCGCGAACGGTCGAACAACGCCGCGCTCGATGGCCCCGAGGTTGAGGAAGAAAACCTCATCCGGGATTGCGGCCCACGTAACCATCCAGGGGCGACCTTCGAACGTGGTCAGCTCCTGCTGTGCGCCGAGTTCCAAACGCATGTCGTTAAAGCGTCGGAACGGGAGAGCGATCTCGGTGTAACGATCGTACTGATCGTGATTCGAGATCATGGCGTAACCGTCAAGGTTATCAACCGCCGTCTCAACCATGAGCTGCTTGCGCAAGCGGCGCAACATGCTCTCGTCGAGAGAGGTGGTACCTGCGTCAATTACCTTCGACTGAAGGATTGGGTAGGTCGTGCGACTGAGGTTGTAAATGTCGCCCGTGTTGTTGACCAGCGCCGGAAGCCCGAGGGCCGTGATCTCGGACGGGGCCGAAGCCTCATCCTGCTCACCGCTGATGTACACGCCGTCGTCGTCGGAGACTGTCACCGCCGCTGACACCGTGAACTGGTTGTTGGCAACGTCGCGAGACGTAACCGTAACCGGACCGGCCTGTCGAAGACCCGTGGTGTTGTCCAAGAACACAACAACCTGACCACTTCGAATGGTACGCGAGTCATCAACCGTAAGGGTCGTCTGAGCCGTCTGGGCGCCACTGACGTTCGTCAGTCGGCCCGTACCGTCGCCACGAAGGAACGTGGTTTCGAAGTTAGCACCAGCACGCTTAACTGCCGTGCTGATCGCGTCCGTAATACCAGAGGCGAAAGCATCTTCGCCCGCACGCTTCGATACCGCTTCCGCGAGACCAGAGAACGTGACCGTGTGGTAGTACTTCTTCGGCAGTACGCGAGCGCGCTTGATGCGCTCGTTACCTGCGCTGGGGAGAGAGTTGTCGTCGGCTGCACGCCAACCACCACCAGATTCATTGCCGTCGATTCGAACAGCAAAGAACGCACCCTCGCCCGAGGGCGTGAAGCGCGTATTTTCCTTCAACCGGCTATGTACCGGCGAAGAAAGTTGCTGCATCTGGCCGATAAAATCTACAACATAACGTCGTAGAAGCATATCGCCAAGAGTTGCAAAGGTTTCCATTGTTCCATCCTTAATGATAAAAATGCGACTGACGACATGTCAGAAGCGGGGTTTGTAACAGTTCCTAAGATCGCTTAATGATTTAGGAGCCGAAAGCCCCTTTAGCGACTATTTGTCTGCCTAAGCATCTCGGCCACACCTCGGGCGAAGTCGTCGTCACTTTGGACGGCTTTTCCTTCGTCGTTGGTTTCGGCCCAGTCTGTATCAAGCAGACTTTGGATCTTGTCCTCACTGGACGTTAGTTTAGCTTCGGGTATCCTGCTTTCGATCTCCTGGGTCGTGTTAGCGACCAAAGCGCCTCTCGGAGTACCGTACTCCTTGATAGTTTGGGCAAAGGACTCGTTTAGAGCTTGAGGAATCGATTCTCGACCCTCTGCCTCAATCTTGTCCCAGTCTACACCGGGGGTCCAAAGCTTTCCAATAATAGCCTTGTCTTCCGTGGTGAATTCGTCAGGTAGTGCTTCAAGCATGTCCTTGGCTCGATTTGCAGTCTCACTCCAAAGAGCGTCTGCACGTTGTTCTTGCTGAAGATCAGTGATCTCAGCGAGCTTCTCATCGAGTCGTAGTTCTGCTTTGGATGCGCGCTCAGTGTCACCCGCTTCGGTTGCTTCTTGAACCTCTTCGTCAATTCCTTGAAGAGCCCGATCAATAGCTGTTACGTGGTCCTTGTAACGGTCATCTAGGGCGAGGTTCTTGATTGCTTCCAGAATCTCAGAGTCCTGCTCGTGACCAGTTACCCGGTCACGAAGTTCGGTCTCTCGCGCGTTTGCGTTATTGAACTGCTCTTCCAACGCGTTGTACTTGTCGGCTAGAGCGTTCTTTTGCTGTACTACTTGCGACAGTCGCTCGTAGGGTACAGTCTTGCCACCTGACTCCGAACTATCTTTGGCACTTTTGCTACTAGCATCGTCCGAAATGTCGTCGATCTGGGTCTTAGCCGTTAGATCAGCAACCGTTTCCGGGGCGCTTTCGCTTGAGGATTGCGAACCCTCTTCTGACGCTGGGGCTTCAAGCACCGCATTTAAGGCTTCTTGTACACCACCGTCACTCGCATTTACATCACTACTCATTTTACTTCTCCTGGCGCTTTGCGCCGTTTAACGTTCCTGGGAGACGGAACGAAGGTTATACACCGTTTAAGCCGAGTCGTGAGCCCCCGAAGGGTGGTGATGCGACTCTATGTCTCTAGTAAATAATACCTTTTCCTACTATGTTTAGGCCATTTTTGCCTAGTGATAAATAATGATGCCCCCCAGCGTCCGGGGAGGAAGACGCTGGGAGGCTGCGCTCACGCAAAGCAGGGAGGTACTCCGCGGAGCGCAAATCGATTCTATTCTACCGCTGGCTCGGGGCCGTTGGATTCGGTGATTATTGGGAGGACGATGTCGCATCCCATCTCGCCGAGAGCCAGCGCCAGCTTTTTGTATCCTTCAATCTTCTTGAGCGTCTCTTCGTCGTCTTCTACTGCGTTGTAGATCGATGTGGCCAGTCCGTCAGCCTTAGCCGAGAGAGTCTCGCAAGTTTCCTTCTCCAGCCAGCCTTGGATGGTCTTACATCCGCCACAGAGGCAGACGATGGCGATTAGACATGCTATTGTTTTCTTGTTAATTTTCATTGGTTTTTCCTTTATTGAAAGCTCTCGGGGACGATGTAGCCATGCGCTCTTGCAGTGGCGCTTATAAGTCCTGTTAGATCGTCTCTCACGGTGAAGGTGAATCTGGAGCCGTTTGCCTCGGGTAGAGGAATGTGATGACCGCCTAGCTCGTACCTAAAAGTGACAGAGGTGTTTGTGCCATCGCAGATGATTGACTTAATATGGAAGCCCTCGGAAAAAAGATCACCCACATTAGAGATATTAAATGCGTTATATGTTTCAAGGTGAATTGTTGTCGATCCTAGTATTCCAACGGGAAGAGAGGTGAGGGCGAGCAGTTTATCGTGTGATAGGCCTGGGACGGTACCGCTGGCTACCGAGATGTCCAACGCATCAGTTAGTGTCAATTCGATGGCTTCTATGTGGAAGGTCTCACCCGGTGGACCCGCCATGTCAAATGCTATCGCGCCGCCCGATTCTTCAAGTTGAAGGTTGTCGATGTAGAAGGTTGGACTTTGGCTCTGTTTCGCGTCAATGACGAGTCTAAAGGCGTCCACTGAGGACGCTTCAAGGTTCATATCTGATAACGGTATTGATATCACCTGCCAAATGTCGAATTCGGCATAGGAGAAATAATTCTTGATGTCAACAGAGGTGCCGACTGTTCCCCCTAATGTTGTGTCATATCCTATAAGAGTGATTACATCACCATCCTGGTATCTTTGATCGACGTTAACATCCATTGAGATAGAGGAATATCCGCTAAGGGCTACTGGCGCCCCGGTCGCGAACTGAGCAATGTCCGTGACCGCGGGACTGGCGATTTCGATAGATTTGGTGCCGCCACCGGGCGCCGGTCTATTTGTGGAGTCGAAAGTAAAACTTGCACCCTGCACCGCGCTCGCCGTCCAAAGTACAGAATCGGTCCCGTCGTGAATTTGCTCCGGCGTTCCACCGGCGGCGGCGTTTACAGCTAGGTTCTCGCCGTATAGGTCATTAACAGCGTGGGACAAGTACGGGATCTTTACTTCCAGGTCGTGGGAATAGACAATGCTGCCGACGTCGTGGGACTGGGTTCTATGGAACCCTTGCTCGTAGACGCCGTGCGTCTTCTTAAAAACGCCGGTTTGTCTGACCCGTATGCCTCCGGTGCTAGCCATGGTTACCGATTACCCTTCTTGAGATTTCTCGTAGAACGCGAATATAACTCCGCCTACGTCTCCATCAGTGCCTTCATCATACTCGATAGCAATCGCGTCTCCTTCTCCTAGCCTAAGTCGGTCATGGAGTCTGAACTCCTCATGACCTGCACCCCCACAATACAAGAAATCGATTAGCTCCGATTCCGTCAGGCCCGTGATTCCAGTAGCGGCGCTGGCTCCTTCCTGGGAGATGCCTTCTGCCTCGTTGGAACTCTGTCGATTTAGGTTGGTTGGACTAACGAGAGTGCCAGCGGCGGCTGTCCCGGTCACAAACCACAGCTTAAGCCGTGAATTCTCCGCGGAGTTAATGCCTATTGAGGAGATTACAAGCTCTCGCGATGTGGACGTGTTCTGCCAGTAAGCGACATGCTCTCCGGCTGAGGCGGTTTGCATCTGAAACGGCATGGCGTATGTTCGCTTGGCATCGCGCGAGTTATAGTATCCGCGCGGATCGGAGCGAGAGCTGACATTAAGACGCCCATCGGACCCTTCGGCTTCTTCCTGCGCGCGGGTGGCGTCATTCTTATACGAAATTTTACTCATGGCTCTGATACTCCTCTACTGAGATCCTCGACATCTAAGATGTCAAGCTCCTCGTCGGTTATAAAAGAAAATTGGGCGTTCTGGATTCGTAGTTCTACGAGGCTCTCTTTGGTATGATGCAACAGATCTTCAGTGAACCCCAGCATCGCGCTGCCCTCAGCCTCCGAAGTAGTCATAGTTGGACCCGCTAGCTTCCTACTCTCCACCTTTTTGGTGGGATTATTGATTATGCCTAGGGCCATCCTATTTCTCCTACGTAGACAGCAGATGGAGGATCGATACTACTACGTCAATATCGTCTACGCCTGCGATTTTGAAACCGTTGTCGGCAACCCAAAGGCCACTGTATTCCCCTGAGCCTCTGGCGGGGGCGTTCATGTTGAGAAACGGAATGTTGTCATTGTCGAGAAACGCTACTTCTACGGGGTTGTCGGTGCTGTTGGAGATGTAAATGTACTTTACCTCAATTGAACCTGTAGTCAAGACTCGATCTTGATCCAGAGTCAATCTGGAAATCTCTGGGTAGACCGTCTCTGAGTTTGCCGTCGCCAATATGTCACCTAATCCTGTACTCGGCGGGCCATCCCCTCCGAGCAGTCCATCACTGTTAGTGTATCCAAAGACACCGCGCAGACCTGGCTGGGTTCTAGCCCAATTATTCAAAGCGTCCCGCTGCGCCAGCGAGATCGTTATACTCGACATCTAACCCCCGAGCTTGATTACGATGTTAACCGGTGCTGCTTGCTTGGGTTCTTCTTCTTTGCATGGTTCTTCGTGCTGTGATCCGAAGTGCTCCGCGTGAGCCCATGCCGTCATTGCTTTCCTGTGGAGGAGGTTCTTGAGCTTTTTGTCTGCTTCTGAGTAGTGTCGCTCAAAGTAGCCGTCCGCGTAGACCTTGTCCATTGCTTTGCGGATATGCAGGAGCGGGGATACACGCTCTGACAAGTTCGTAAGCTCCTTCTTAGAGGGGGCGAACAACGGCTTCTTCGGGGGATCTAGTCCTAGGCCTTCCGGCTCTATTGGAGATTTAGTAGAAAAGATTTTCTGCATATTACTTCTCATTTGCCTGTTGGTGTTATGCTACGCTTCTTTGCAATCTTCTTGAGTTTGCTTTTACCTACCGTAGTGCCCTCTTTGCCTCCGCGTTTAACATCCTGACGAATGAACAATGTCTGCTCTTTGGGTCCGATATTGTCAGTGTCTTGGACCTTCTTGCCTCGCCGAGCTTTGTAGCGCTCCTGGGGCGTCATTGCCTTGTCTTGGAGTTTACCGGGCATTAGTTAATGCTCTTCAAGGTGACAGGGTCCAAGCGGACAGCGCTGGCGATCTTCTCGGGGTTCATGAATCCGGCCTTCGCCTTACGTGCCAAGGCTCCCGTAGACCCAGCATACATCTTTTTAACGCTCGACAAGCCCTTTTTGCTCTTAGACTTCTTAGGCCCCGAGCGCTTGGTTGCCTTGCTTACTTTCCTCTTTAGGGTCTTCAGATCTAGTTCTACTGCGGGCATTGTGTGTTCCTTTAGAATTTGAATGAAACTTGAAATCCAAGTTTAGATTTATTCTTTAGTTTGCGGCTTCCACCTGGATTGAGTTGTTTGTTTTTCTTGATTTTTCCCAACGTCCAACTGGCGTTGCCGCCGATGGTTCCGCCAACCCCACCTTTAACGAACTTAGGTTTTTTGGATTCCATTTAGAATCCCACCGTTTGCTTAGTCTTGCCGAATTGACGCGCCTGGGCAGTTCGCATCCGGTCTTTTTCTTGTTCAGCAGCGGCGTTAAAGGTGTTCGGGTTGGCCTCTGCGACACCGAGCCCTTGGTTCTTGCCGAGGTCGGCGACTCCGCGATTATCCATCGTATCGCCCAGGTAGTTGGGGGCTAGAACTTCATAACCTTCATCGTTGCTACTCATGTTGTAACCTCATGACCCAAATGGTCGCTTCAAAACGTTGTAGCCTGCTAACATCAGTCGGCACGCCATCTTCTTGCTTCCGTCGTAATTCCAAGAGTGAATAATAAATCTCACATCTTCGTAGTCTTTAGGGTTTTCTTTCTCTAAGAATCTGACTACCTCAAGCCCGCAGTCAGTCCTACCAGGGTGGTTGTACTCCAAGTCTGTCAGGTCGTACCCTAATGAAATTATGTCGATGTTGCCTTGGTATTCCTTAATTACCGAGATCGCCTCGCTCACAGTCCGAATCCAAACAGTTCTGTTCTGGTCTTCTAGCTTCATTCTCTGGTATTGGAGTGCAGCCCTCGCTGGGTCTTTATCCAAGAATATGATTACCTTTTCGCCTCCCAACGTCTTATCCCCTAGATAGAAAGATCTCGTTCTTGCTCTTTCTTTGTGGGAGGGCGACCGGATGATCTGCTAGGCATACCAGTCAGTTCTTCAACTATTTTACCGAAGCGTGCTGCGAAGGGTCCACCTTCCTTGTGAATCTTGGATGCTGATTTAATAGCTCTTGGTGCCCCGGCTAGCATTCCAACACCGCCTAGGGATCTGCCAGCAGCTTTTGTTGCTAGCTTTGAAACGGCGGGGGCCTTCGCCTTCGGAGCCTTGAATGCAGACTTGGGGTTTTTCCAATAGCTGGCGTTGACCGCACCGAGGGCGGCTGCTGAGCCTACACCTGCTGCTACATGCTTCGCCTTCAACTTCGGTTTCGATCCCATCTTAGCTTTCGTTTTGTCTTCGCCCATGAATGCATTATCCCCTAGATAGAAAGATCTCGTTCTTGTTCTTTCTTTGTGGGAGGTCGCCAGGATGATCCACTGGGCATACCAGTCAGTTCTTCAACGAATTTACCGAAGCGGGCTGCGAAAGTTCCGCCTTCCTTGTCGATCCTAGAAGCAGACTCGATGGCGTTGGGTGCGCCAACTACTAGCCCAGCGGCTCCGAGGGTCTTACTAGCAGCCCTCGATGCAAGCTTTGATGCGTTGGTACGGGCTACTGCCTTTCCCGCTCGGCGCTGCTGCCTAAGTGCTTGGGCATTTTTGTGTGGATTGATGTGACTCTCAGTAAGAGACTCCTTAGGTAGATAAGAAGTTCTCGCTTGTGGGTTCTTGAGAGTTTTAACCTTGTCCAGATGGTCAATGACGCGGTTTTGAGCGGATAGAGCGCCGATGGTTCCAGCGCCGATCCCAACTTGCTTCCGAGTCAAACCCTGTTTTTTTTCTTCAGGCATCCATTATCTCCTGTAAGTCCCACCGGAAAGGCCCGCGTATGCTCGTTCCGCGTTGCCAATGCCTAGGTGCCTTCCATCAGTGGCAGTCCTGTTTGAGACTGTAGTGAAATTACCTCTTCGACGTTCGGCTGCTGTGGGTCTATAGGTGGGCGCGTTGTGGCGGGTTACAGTTCGGACGTTTCTATTGAGTGGCGTAAGTCCTCCTTCAACCTGATCCCGATCGGACCCAAAGCCGAGGAACTCATCTCTTGTATCGAGACGGGTTTCCGGTGTATCTCCCCACTGAGACCCGAACCGTCCGCGCTCAGCATTGAAAATCGCGTTGCGGGTGTATCGTGCGTCTCCCGAGGAAACACCGCCAAATTGCACGGGGCCTTCTGATCGGTCTTCTAGCCAGTTATCCCGTCTGTCACCACGCTCTCTCGCCGCGTGGATTGCTTTTGTCCTGTCGGAATAGTTTACCTCTGCGTCGTCTGGTAGGAGCCCTACATCCTTCATAAACTTAGAGCGCTTTCTAGCGTCTTTGGCGCTGTAGTTCGATTTAGATCCGCCCCAATCCTTCCACTGCCGCAGCCTCTGGTCCTGTCTAATGTTGTCGCGGGATGTGTCTCTGGCGGCAAGAATCTGCTCAGGTGTTCCACGCTTGTAGGCCTTAGCTGAACCTCGGCCCGCTGACTTCCAGTCGTTCAAACCTCTCGTAGCAGCTATGTCACGCAATCTTCCAACTTGATTGATGGCTTCCCGAACTTTCGCTTCGTGCGCCTTTTTGAATGCTTTACGCCTCTTGAGTCGCTTCTTCTTCTTGCCTTTTTCGCCTGACATGTGGTCAGGATATACGAGACTCTTGTTCGCCATCTTTACCGCGGCGTCTCGCATCCTTATCTCTTCGGCGGTCATGAAATCGTCAGCGGACCTTGGATCATAAGCCTCTGCTGAGTCTGCGGCTGGGCCTCGATCGACCTTTCTAGCTTTGGAGCTTGAAGCTACGCCTCCTCTACCATATTGACCCATTATTGACCTCCTTGACCTTGTCCGCCGCCCTGACCTTGCATCATGGCTTGCATTTGCATTTGCTGCATCATCTGTTGTTGTTGCTCCATTTCTCGGAGCTTGATCTGGCGATCGTAGAGATCCATGAGGTCCACAAGCATCTTCTGCTGATCTTCCGGCAAGTCGATGAACCCATCGTTCTTGATCTCGTTCGAGAGCAAGGTCTTGAAGATGAACGGGTCATCCTCAGCCATCATGGTAACACGATCCGGTCGGCCCTGCTTGATGAGGCTTACCATCTTCTTAGCTCTATTCACGTCTGGTCCAGAGGGCATAAGCGCCTTTTTGAGTCCAAGCTCATCCAAGATCGCCTGTCGTAGACCGATATCTTCGATTGTTTGGATGTTGGGGAGATATTGCAAGACTTCAATCATCTTCGCTTCTCGTGCTTCCTTTGATACCAACGCCATGCTTGCGGTGTCTACCCTGACGATCACGTTGTCAGACAGGTTCTCACCGGAGAACGCTTCGATAGATACTGTGCTGTGCTTTTCTCGGGCCAGGATGCGGATTCGCTCCAAGTACCGTGAGTCTTCTTTGATGTAACGAGTTACAGTCTGTAGTAGTAGTGTACCCAATTCCTGGTGTGACTCGTCCCACTCTTGAAGTGTAGATGAACGAGATGCGAGCGCTTGTTTCCGCAAGATATCAACCATGGCGGCACTGTTGACTCCAACAGGGCGTTCGCCGTTTAGAATCTCGTGGGTGCCAGCGATCATCTCCATCTCGGCAATTTGCGTGTCACGCTCGTTGAGCGCTGTTGACGGGTACGGCGGTGGATATACAGGCTCTGGCTTGGCTCCTGCGGTCCTGCGGGGATCGTACTCCCAGATCTGCCCGGGGTGCCCGGTCCAGATATCCTCAACAGGCATTGAACCCTTAGGTGCAATCCATGTTGCGATAGGTACAGTGTGTCGCCACATAATCAATGTGGTATCAATAGCGTTGACTCGTTTGATCTTGGGGAGAAGCTTAGATACGAGGCTGCGGCCTTGAATGCTGCCTGTCTGTCCTTCCCACCGATAACGTACATACGGGTGCCAGCGTTCAGGCCATCGTGGGTCGTAAGCTCTAGCTCCAACTTCCTTGGGCGAGTCGTAAAGAACTCGATCGCCTACCGTTATGATCGTGCGACCGCGTGGCCACTGTGACGAGGGGGCTCGGTCGAAAGTGCGAACAACTGTGTGCGCTTCCCAGTGGTCAGGAGACCCCAATTGAATGCTAGGTCCGGGGCCTTCTACCAGCTCTGTGATTCGCTCCCACCACCACAGGGCCATATTTGTAACAGTCGTACCTGTCAGATTATCTAGGGCATCTAAGTGCCAACCGTTTGACTTGACAAACCCAACTTCCTCAGCGGGAGGAGTCAGGTATTTGTCGCGAAGAGTGTCGATCGGTGTGAATTCTTCTTTAAGTACCCAGCCTAGGTTCTCCCAGAAATGGGCTGAGGGGGTGTGGAATTGGAAGGAGGTGACGACGTTGGCCGTGATGTCTCCATACTCTATCTTCTCTTCCATGACCGGTCGGCCATTCTCATCTACGATCGGTACCTCTCTGGGGGCCATCACTGGTGGGCCTGAGCCATCTGGTAGTGTGACGGAAACTTCTTTCTTAGTGGACGCTATCTGAATACGACGGGGCACGGTGGGGTCGTAGGCGACTTCGATCATGCTCATGCCGGTGTGTAGCACCATGCGGGCGGTCTCTCGCATCTTAGCGGGCATTCGTACTGCTTCCCAGAGATATTCCAGCGTCAGTTCCGAGAGTTCTGCGGCTGTCTGGTCTTCGTCTCTATCTGACTTCGGGGTAACACGAGGTCTAGGCTTGTTCTCGGTGAGTAGCGCGATGTTTGTTTCGACGTAGCGCCCAAGTAGGTCATTTGTTGGCTTCGGAATGGATCGCGTAGCTTCTTGTACAAGTGATAGATCCCCAACACCGTCTGCGCTTGAGTTCGACAATCGGCTAGTTAGGATGTCGTCAACGTAATGACGACCAGCCGTGAACATAATGTTCTCAATGTTTCGAACTGCACGCTGCCAATGCAAGCTCTGCTTATTGACATTCAACGAATCGCTGTAATTCGAGATCATCGGCCCGACCTTATCATGGTCTTTGGCTGACATATCATCGATAGCGTGCAGATGCGATTTAGGTGTTGGCTTCTTGGCCACAGATTAGTCCTTGTAAGCTTTCTAACAATTAACTTTCGTCATTCCCGTGCAACGAATGGGTTCCAGAAGTAACTGGAGCGCCCGTAGCTCTGGTCAGGTTTGAAATCATATCGTCCGCGTCGATGAACAAAGGTTCCTCTAACTCTTGGATGAATCTGTTCTGGATTGCAGAAACTTTCTCTTTTCGCGAGAACGCCTCATCAGCCAAGGAGTCGTCTGCCGCCAGCTCGGCCTGCTCTTGCTCTTCTACCGCCGCCTTCTTATCCCTGTAAACCTCGGGCGCTTCTTTGCACACAAGGGCGTCTTGTGTGTGCCGTAGCTGTTCCGCTAGAGCGAGCTTCTCATCTTTAAGATCTGCGATCTTCTCACGCAACATCTCGATCTCTTTGAGCATTGATGCGTTTTCAGCTACGAGTCGGATCTCTAGTTCTTTACTTCCCCAGGCCATTTAAATGTCCTCATCTGCATCGACCAACGCTTCGACGACCCTGTCCAAGATTTGACGAGTTCTAGCCAAGTCGGCCTGAAGCTTAGCGTTTTCAGCTTCCAATTCCTTAATTGTGGCCTTTTGCATTTGGTCCTTGTCGAATTTTGTCCAAAATCCCACGCGCTACCGCTCCCACGGTCGATCTTCTCTTCCTGTGATGATCTCGTCAAAGTCATCTCCACTGCCGAATCGACCTTGGGAGGTGTTGTCCATCGTAGCCTTGCGAGACGGGTCTTTTGTGGCTGACATCGCGTCTTTAGCGATTGACTTTTTGGTGGTTTCATCGGACATGAAGGCGGCGATTTGCTCGCGCATGTTAGCTTCAAGCGATGAAGCCTTGGCCTTCTGTCGTTCCAATTTACGCTCTTCACGGTCCAAAGTGGCTTGGCCTCGTGCATCATCTCCGTTATTATTCTGCATTCTGATCTCCTTCTCCCTTATAGGGACGCCCCCTCGGGGAGGCGCCCGCTATAAATATTTAACAGTTACAAGACTCGCAGGTGCAAGACTCGCAGGTGCAATTCTCGCATTTACAGTTATTACCACTCATTTTCATTCTCCTTTCTCTAGTAAATAATACCTTTTCCTACTAAGTTTAGGCCAAAACATTGTGCTGATATTTAAGAAGAGTCTTTCAAAAGCCACATTTGGACCTGAGTATATACGTTAGAGGTCTCATAGAACAGTCCCGCCGACCCAAAGCCGTCTGTCGTTTGTGACGACGTACATCTGTGTTGGATTTCAAGGGTTCGCTGAGACTGTAGTTCGAACCGACCCCTAATGATGGATCGTGTCTGCGAGGCGGAGCCTGAGATGAGGTGTGTGTGCCCCGCGCCGCCGTCATCCGCGGTCCAGGTTGCGGAATCTGCTGCGTATTCAGAAGTTCCTAGCACCACGGTGGGGGCGCTACCACCACTCTCATCTGTGGTGTCAGCAAGCCTAGCGACGTGCTCGCGCACGCTAAACGCGGGTGCGGAGGCCTCGATATAGTAAGTTCCAGCTTCTAGGATGATTTCGCCTGTGAAGTCGAGGATGGGGCTTCCATCGTCAATGTCAGGGTCGTCTACATCGATATCGACACCACCGGCAGTCACTTCCGTCGCAAAATCGTTCCAAATGACATTTGTAAGGTCACGAGAGATCCAGTTAGCGAACGTCCCTCCAACCGAGTCCTGTCCGTCGAAATCGCCACCTGCAACATCTGAAGGTTTTTGGTCGATGACTTCAAGATAGGAGCGGTCAAAGCCGGAGTGAGCTTTGGCATCTCCTCGAAAGTCAGTTGTCCCGGAGACATCGAGGTTGCCTCGGACCACATGGTCGCCCTTGGTGATTGCCATTTAGTTGCTAAGCTCCTTAAGTTCAGCCACTTGGCGTGGTTGCGACAATATCGTCATCTGTAAACAGCTCCCCGACAATCGAATTGTCTTGGACTAGGTCCAACTTTGGAGTCAATGTGCCAAGCGCGTAATCTGTCCCAATATCTGCGGCGGCTCCTGTAGCGCCGAACTTGTAGTAATGGGCTAAGTATCTCTGCGATACATACCCTAGCTGGTTGTAGCGTAGATCGATCCCAGCGCCACCGTTGTAAACAGCCGTCATCTCATCATAACTCAAGGCTCTGTTCCAAAACGCCGCGTAATAGAGCGTCATTCCCCGCATTTCGGAGGCAGCGGCGGTTTGGTTGCCCACAGACAATTGTCTCGGCAGATCGACGAGAGTTGAGATATCGCCGGTGGAAGGGTATCTGTGGGCGCCTAGGTCTCCGTTTGTTCTCCATGTGATCTCAGAGCCAGAAGCCTTAGTGTTATCGACTGCTATAATGTGATGATACCACGTATCTTGTACTAGATTAAAATCTTCTGAGCCGTCGCCCCCTGTCGCAGTTGCGCCGTCAACCTGCTTTACTGCTCTCAGTAAATTTCCCGTGCTACTGTAGATCCTCACCTCAGCATAATCGTCGTTGGGGAAATCAGGGTCTATGACATGGGAGAGTTGAAATGTGTTGTTAATATTGGTGTTGATGGTGTCTTGCATTCCAACGATCCTGTTGGATTTGTGACCGGTATTTCCGGTATATGTATGTTTCATCCAAACGGATACAGTGTATTCGCCGACAAGCCCTAAGGCTTGATTGCCTTCGGTGATGATCGGTGCCATTTCTGGTCCGACGTCGTCGCTTACCGGTACGCCGACATCAGTGACGACTAAAGAGTTAGTGGGAAGCGCTGGAGCCCCCGCCCTAGCCTGGGAGCCCCTGCCGGTGGAAGTCTTATTTGACAGGAGCCAGAGTTGTATCTGCGTAAAAACGTTGGACGACTCGTAGAAGTCCGCTGCACTGCCCAATCCGCTTGTAGCTTGCGTGGTGGTACATCGATGCTGAACTTCTAGGGTGCGCTGAGATTGTAGGGAGAAACGACCTCTAATATTAGATCGGCTCTGTGATGTGTTGCCCGTTACGACGTGAGTGTGTCCTGGCGAATCTGGCAAACCATCGAGGGCTACCCATGTCGAGGAGTCTGCGGCGTATTCGGACGAGCCCATCACCACTGTGGGGGCATTTACGCCTGAGGCGTCTGTAGTGTCCGCGAGTCTAGCGACGTGCTCGTTCACGCTAAACGCGGGTGCAGAGGCCTCAATGTAATATGTGCCCGCTTCTAGGGTGATTTCGCCTGTGAAGTCATCCGCCGGGTCTCCGGTGTCAATCCTTGGCTCATCTACATCAATGTCGATGCCGCCAGCGGTTATTGATGTGGCGAAATCATTCCGAATAACGTCAGTAAGGTCGCGAGAGGTCCAATTGGCGTAGGCACCGCCTACCGCGTCTTGGCCGTCGAAATCTCCCCCTGCGACATCTTCGGCTTTCTGGTCGATGACCTCAAGATACGGGCTTTCAAAGCCTGAGCTAGTCTCGGTGTTGTCACGGAGATTAGTCTCAACCTCAATAGGGAGATTCCCCTCAATCGAGTGGTCTCCCTGGACTTTCACTATTACGCTCCGTCAGCAGAATGAGCTACAGTCACTGAAACGTCAGCATCGCCGAGGGTAGCGACCTTCAAGCCGTTGTCGGCCATCCAGATAACGTCCCAGCTATAAGTGGCTCCGACCGGTACAGCGATCGAGATGAGGGCTACGTCGTCAGCATCCGTGAATTCCGCCTCAATAGCGCCTGCGGTGTCATTTGACACTAAGATAGAATGAACTCGAATTGAGTTCAGCGAGATGGTACGTGCTGCGTTTAGCTCAACACGAGTTGTCTTTGTTGCGATAAGTGGCATTGTGTTTATATCTCCTAGTAAATAATACCTTTTCCTACTATGTTTAGGCCAAAATACCCTAGTGATATTAAAGCAATTCTAGCTTCTTGATCCGAGCCTGTAGTTCTTGGATTGTGCTCAACATGACGGGGATCAGCATGTGGGTGCGAATACCTTCTGGGTTGCCTTCTGGGTTGAACTGCACGAGTTCTGGATTCACCTCGGCTACTTCTTCAGCGATCAGACCATACTGTGCGATTCTTCCGCTATCGCCATGACCATCTTTGAACTTGAAGCGTACGGGTCGGAGTTTCAGAGCATCGCTACTGTCAAGGGGCTCGACATCCTTCTTGTACCTAATGGAAGATGTCTGGACCGTGCCGTCTGCTGTGTACACGGTCCCTGTGAGGTGAGTCGCCGTGTGGGTGGAAGTTGTGCCGATGCGGATGATGCCGGACTCCGCAGCAACTCCGACATTGCCGATCGAAATGTTATCACTACCAGTGGTGATCGCATTTCCTGCGAGATTGCCTATCATTGTGTTTGTAGTGCCGGTTGTAACAGCCACTCCCGCGTTGTAGCCCAACGCTACGTTCTCTCCTCCTGTTGATAAGTTCAGCGCAGACCGGCCAATGCCGATGCTATTGTGGGTGGCCTCTGTTGTTGCCAAGGAACCAACTCCAATAGCTATATTGTCGTTACCCGTCATGTTTTCGAGAAGGGCGTTGCTCCCCCCTATGGCGATGTTGTTGCCGC